GTGGATTGACCCATTAAAAGAAAATCAGGCTAACGCCCTGGCTATCGAAAAGAAAATGAAAAGCCGTACCCAGGTGGCCGATGAACAAGGCGTAGATATAGAAGAACTTTTTGAACAAATAGCCGCCGAGGAAGAAATAGCCGCCCGGCTGGGGCTTAAACTTACATTAGAGGAGGCCGAACCCGCGCCGCCGGCTGATGAAGAAGAACCGGAAGAACAACAACCCGAAAGTGAGGCAGAAAATGAACCCGAAGAAGAAACAGAACAAGCAGAATAATACCCGCAAAATTGAAGCGGGTATTTTTTATCGTACCATAAAAATAGGAGAACGTCTCCCCCGTGGCCCGCGTGCCGATGGTGAAGATAAAAGAAGTTTTGCAATTAGTTTTTCCAGCGAGGAACCGGTGGAACGGTTTATTGCTGGGGATATTGGCCTGGAAGTGCTTAGTCACGATAAAGGCCACGTTGATTTAGAATGGCTGGCCAGTGGAAGGGCTCCGCTACTTTTAGATCATAACCCTGGCGCGCAAATCGGGGTAATTGAAAAGGCTGAAATAGGCGCAGACCGCAAGGGGCGTGCTGTAATAAGGTTTGGGAAAACCGGTATAGCCGATCAGGTGTTTAATGATGTTGTAGATGGTATACGCAGCAATATAAGTGTGGGGTACCGGATACATAATATTGAACATGAAGAAGCCGAAAACACCCCGGATATTTTCCGGGTAACGCAGTGGTCGCCCCTGGAAGTTTCCGTTGTTGCCATACCCGCAGATCAAAGCGTGGGCGTGGGGCGTTCGGAAGCCGACAAAGAGGCAATTTTTATTAAAACTAAAATTATAGGAGATTCCACAATGGATCCAAAACAAGAAAATGCGGCTAATACCGCAAACCAAACCCGTGCGGCCGACCCGGCAACACAGGTTTATACAGCCCCTACACATTCCCAGGCCGATATTGAACGCGGCAAGGATGATGTACGCAAAGCTGAAAGAAAGCGCGTTGGCGAAATTACCGAAATGGCCAATATGCACAATATGACTGATGAAGCTAAACGCTTTATTGAAAGTGGCCAGAGTGCTAACGAATTTGGCCGCCATATTGCCGATAGCCTGTATAAGAAACAGGAAACTACAACCGTAAAAGCCTATAAAGAAGGTGCCGAAATTGGCCTAACCGATAAAGAAGCAAGGGATTTTTCCTTTATGCGTGCAATCCGCGCCGCAGCTTCTAACGATTGGTCGCAAGCACCTTTTGAAAAGGAAGTATCAGACGCAGCGGCGGTACAATTACGCCGTAAACCTACCAGCTTTTTTGTACCTTTAGATGTATTGCGTGCGCCTATGCCAAATTCAGGCCGCCGCGATTTACAAAAATCAGTACAAACAGCCGGGGGCTATCTGGTACCTACTGAACTTATGGCCGGTTCCTTTATTGAATTACTACGTAATAAAATGGTGGTAAGGCAGTTAGGGGCTAGGGTATTAAGTGGCCTTGAAGGCGATGTGCAGATACCTAAACTTGCCGGTGGTGCTACTGCTTATTGGGTTGGTGAAAAGGGCGCACCTGATGAAAGCGAACAGCAATTCGCGCAAGTTAGTCTTACACCTAAAACAGTTGGTGCCAGGACGGATTTAACCCGTAAGCTGATTATGCAATCTAGTCCTGATGTTGAAGGTTTAGTAAGGGAAGATTTAGCTATGGTTATTGCCCTGGAGCTTGACCGCGTTGCTATTAATGGTAGCGGTGTGGCACCAGAGCCAGAAGGTATTTTACAAAGCACTGGTATAGGCAGCGTTACTATTACCGGTACCGCTGACTGGGCTAATGTTGTTGACCTTGAAACGGAAGTTGCAACGGATAACGCCGATGTTGGCGCACTTGCTTACTTGTGTAATGCTAAGATGCGCGGCGATCTGAAAAAGACACCGAAGGAAGCCGGCGAAGCTATGTATATCTGGCAAGATGGAAGCGAGCCGGGTTTTGGTCTTGTAAACGGATACCGGGCAGCAGCCAGTAACCAGGTGCCGGATAACAAGCTAATATTTGGTAACTTTAACGATCAGATTATAGGCGAATGGGGCATTTTAGATGTAATGGTAAACCCGTTTGCGCTTGCTGATAGTGGCGGTATACGTATTAGGTTGTTGCAAGATGTTGACGCGGCTATACGCCATGCGGAGTCTTTTGCAGTAGCCAGCACGTAAGCTAATTATTTAATTTTAGTACCTTTTAAGGGGGGGCTGTTTAGGCAGTTCCCCTTTTCTATTTTAAACTTCATTTTTCAAGGAGCAACCCCATGTTAGTAAAAATAACCCGTGAAACATACGCACAAGGCAAGCGTTATAATTTGAATGAGAAAGTAAGCCTACCGGACGAATTGGCTAACCAGCTTATACATTTAAAACGTGCTGTAAAAGCAAACCCGGAGGAAATAAATACCCCCGTAGAAGATATGCCAAAAACCGCAGTACTTGCGGAAACAGAAGATACAACCGTAGAAGAAGTGGAAACCGAAGCGGAAAGCGAAACCGAAGCGGAAGGCATAAGCACCGGCGAGGATGGCGAATATTCCGAATTGCTGGAAGAAAATATTAATGAAATACCGGAAGCCGAAGGCGGCGCGGAGGATGAAACCGAAGAAGCCGAAGAAAAAACCGCCTCAAACGAAGGCGAAAAACCGGAAGTTGCCGCAGAAACTAAAAAACCAGAGGTTAAAAAACCAGCTTCCGGCACTGCTAAAAAAGGTAAAAAATAATGGCATTTATCGAAGATTTATCACCATTTTTTGATAATAACGATTTTGCCATTACCGTTACCCTTACGCCCGTGGTTGGCTTGCCTACAACGTTTAGCGGTATTTTTGACGATGAGTACCGCGCCTTCGATGCCGGCGAAGTGGACGTTATAGGTTCAAACCCCCGCCTTCACACCGCAAGCACAAGCGTTAGTACCGCCAAGGTGGGCGATACCATAACCGCTAACAGCAAAAATTATAAGATTGTGAATTTTGAACCGGACGGCACCGGCATAACAGTAATAATTTTAGAGGAAGCATAAATATGACACATGCCAGGCAACAAATAAGGGTGGCTATAGCTACGCTAGTAACAGGGCTTACCACTACCGGGGCTAATGTTTTCCCCTCCCGCGTACACCCTTTGCAAGATACAGATTTACCGGGGCTTACGGTTTACACCACTACGGAAGATGTAGAAACCGATACTATGATGATGGGTACACCCCTGGCGCGCGAACAGCACCGTAGCCTTAACGTGGTAGTGGAAAGCTACGTTAAAGCTACAGCGAATTTTGATAATATTCTGGATACCATAGCGGTAGAAGTTGAAAAAGCCATTTTAGCCGACCCCACGCTGGGCGGCCTGGCAAAAGATACCGTTTTATCCAATACCGAAATTTCCCTTTTATCGGAAGGGGATAAACCCGTTGCCCTGGCAACATTTACCTTCCTTACGCAATACCGTGTAAGCGAAATTGACCCCGAAACCTTACTATAGGAGTAATTATTATGACTGTATCTACAGGCAAAGACGGCAACGTAAAAATAGGTACGGATGCCGTAGCCAATATAAAATCGTGGACGCTGGAAACTACAGCCGAAACACAAGACGCTAGTAAAATGGGAACCGCCGGCAACTGGCGCGATCATTTAGCCACATTAAAAAGCTGGGCGGGTTCCGTTGATGCCTGGTGGGATGCGGCAGATATGGGGCAAGCGGCGTTATCACTTGGTGATACCGTAACCCTTGATTTATTCCCTACCGGGGATGCAAGCGCGCAAATTAAATTTTCAGGTAGTGCAATTATAACCGGCACCCCTAAAACCGCCGCCGTTGATGGGCTAATAGAAGTATCTTTTAGCTTCCAGGGTACCGGTGCATTAGCCGAAAGCACCGTAGTATAACGGTGCTATTTCTAATTTCTAATTTTATATGGAGTATTAGCTATGCAAGCTATAGATAGCCTAACCAAGCATTATAAAAACCTGGGTATTGAACAAATTGTTGTTGATGATTGGGTGGACGATGAGGGCAACGCCTTTGTGATTTATTACGCCCCCTTTACTTTAGGTGAAGTGGCGCGCCTTGAGCGTTTTATGGTAAAAGGTGAAGCCGAACTTGCAGTAGAATGTCTTATTATAAAGGCATTAGATGCCAATCGTAAAAAGCTGTTTAAACAGACTGATAGACCTACACTGCTTAATTATTGCGATCAAAACATGATTTCTAATATCGTTAAAGAAATAATGAAAAAAGCGGAGGGGGAAACAGCCGAGGAAATGGGAAAAAACTTAGAGCCGACCCCCAGTTAGAAAGCATGTATGCCCTTGCCGATAGGTTACATAAAACCGTAGCAGAAATAAGCGAAATGTCGGTACAGGAATTTAACGGGTGGTTGGCATATTTTAATAAAAACCAAGGTAAATAAGCATGGGTGCAGCAACAAGTATAAGCGGAATTAAGTTTGATATTTTCGCGCGCGATAAAACCGGCCGGGCTATAGATGCCGTAAAAGGGCGTTTATCCGGTATGAAAAGGCAACTTAAAAGCATTAAAAAATCGTTTGGCGGTATAAAGGGTGCGGTTTTAGGTGCTTTTGCCGGTGCTGGTTTTGCAGCGGTAGCAGTAGCGGCCGATAAAATACACAAACTTAATATAAGGCTGGGTATTAGTACCGAGGTGTTATCGCAGTATCAATTACTTGCTGCAAAAACCGGTTTATCTTTTGGAACTTTAACCACTGCTATACAACGATCTACGCGGCGTATTTCAGAGGCGGCCACGCTGGGAAGCGGTACGGCTGTTAAGGCGTTACAGGAATTAGGGCTTAATGTTGAGGAACTAAATAAACTTACCGCCGATCAACAATTTGAAGTATTGGCAGCATCATTTAAGGGTATTGAAAAACAGGCTGATAAGGTGCGTCTTGCTATGGCATTATTTGATACCGAAGGCGTAGCACTACTACAAACTATGGAAGGTGGCGCAGCAGCTATAAAAAAGGCACGCGAGGAAGCGGCCGCGCTGGGGCTAACACTTAGCAAAACCCAGGCGGGCGCAATAGCTGATATGAATGATAGCTTTAGCACCCTAGGCGCAGCCATAAAAGGTTTGGCGCAAAAAATTCTTGCTAACCTGGCACCGGCAATAGAATTTATTGTAGGGCTGTTTACTAAGCTAATTGTGACAATGGGTAAAGTAGGCGGTACTATAAAAAAGGTGGTAGGCGGTATAGTAGATACATTTTCTATTGTAACGGCAAAAGCTAAAAACCTTGTAGGTGTTTTAAGTGATGATGAATTTTCTGAAAAGCTGGATAGCATAACGGAAAAATACCGTGATTTAGCCAGTGCAATAGATGAAACATCACCAATAAAAGAAAAGCTGGAATTTGACGCAGAAAAGGCCATTGATGGATTGCGTGTTACTAAAGAAAGCGTAGCTAACGTTAAAGACAAGGTAGAAGAAACAAAGGAAAAAATTAAAACCACAATGGATGTTTTACGGGAAGAGTCGGCAAAAGCCGGCGAAACTATAAAAACAGAATTAGCAGATACTATAGTTGGGTTAAATGGTGGCTGGAAAGACCTAAAAAGTACCGCCCTTGATGCAATTAAAAGCATAGCAAGCTCGCTAATAAAAAATAACTTCGATCAAATATTAGGCGGTGGCGGTGGTTCCGGTGGCGGCGGCGGTTTGCTTGGCGGCCTTTTTGGCGGCGGCGGCGGCGGTGGCGGTTCCGGCGGCATAGGTGGTATGTTAGGTGGTTTATTTGGCGGTGGCGGTGGTGGTGGTATTGGCAGTATGTTAGGTGGTTTATTTGGTGGCGGCGGTGGAGCTGGTGGCGGTGCCGGCGGTATAATGTCATCACTTAGTAGTTTTGCCGGTTTTTTTGCTGATGGTGGAACCATACCGGCGGGTAAAATAGGTGTTACCGGTGAACGTGGCGTGGAATTAATACGAGCTGGTAATACGCCTTTGCAAGTAGCCCCTATGGGTGGTGGTGGTAACATTACCGTAAATATGAATGTAAGCAGTCCGGACGCCGGAAGTTTTAAACGCAGCCAAAACCAGATTATAGCTGAAACAGCGGCGGCCATGCGCCGGGCGCAACGCGATCTTTAATTTTTATACTTGCTATTGTAATGTTTTTATGTTACAATGCGCTCCACATTAATTAAAAAAGGAATAAAAAATGAGTAAATGGAGTAAGCAAGGAGATTTTTCTCGACGATTTAATTCAGGAGCTGACTTATGTCAACAGACATCGTACACTCCTCCATCAGATGATTCAAAAATAAAAAATATATCTTTATATGGTTATCATGGTGGAACTAAATGTCTAACTATTTCAGTTAAATCTGATTCATATGGCCAATTTAAAACTTTGTTACAAAGAGAAGGATTTAAAAAACCAAGTTTTTTAAATAAATTATGTGGCCATTATAGTCTTCAAAGCGATAAATTTACAGGAAAACCTAACCAAGAGCAGGAGTTATTCTGGAAGCTTTTAAGGGTTGCAAATGAATTATCTCCAATTGATAAAACAGTTGTGGAAGATATATCAAGCAGCTTAGGAATAGAACTTCCTAAATCCAAACAAGTTCCTTCTTTATTTGACTTATGTGTTAAGAAAATAACTTCTGATCAGAAATTATTTGTAAATTCGATGTCTGACGAAGTTCCTGAAATTATTAGACAACAAATAGCTACTACCTTTGCAGAAAAAGCCTTAGATAGAAAATCAAACGGGCTACTTTCTCTATAAAAGAAGAGGCAACAACTTACGTAAATTCAAGTAAATAAAAATATTTGAATAGAATAATAAGAGCTGTATATCGAAAGGTATGCGGCTTTTTTTATTGGAGCAAACAATGAGTTTTGTAGAAACACAATTCCCTAGTGATATTTCCTATGGCGCCACCGGTGGGGCTGTATTTAGCACTGATATTATAGAAACCTTTGGTGGTTTTGAACAACGTAATATTAACTGGGCGCAATCGCGGGCCCGGTATAACGTAGCGCATGGGGTTAGAACAACCGGCCAGATGGACGTTTTAATAGCTTTTTTTCGCGCCAGGCGGGGTAAAGCAATAGGTTTTCGCTTTAAAGATTGGAGCGATTATAGCGTTACAGGCCAATTAATAGGCACTGGGGATGCTGCAAACCAAGTTTTTCAGCTAGTAAAAACCTATACTAGCGGTAGCGTTACCGTAAGCCGGGATATAAAAAAACCGGTTAGCAGTACAGAAACTATTTACCTGGATGGGGTGCCGCAAGGTAGCGGCTATACGCTGGATACAACAACCGGCATTGTTAATTTTACAGCCGCACCAGGTAACGGGGTTTTGGTTACGGCCGACTTTGAATTTGATGTGCCGGTGCGGTTTGATACTGATGAAATGGCTATTTCGCTTGATACAAACGATATTAGCACCTGGGGCGCAGTTCCATTAATTGAGGTGAGAGTATGAGAGTTGTAGGCGCGCAATTATCCGCACACCTGGCCAGTGGCGTAACCACTATTGCTACGTGTTGGAAAGTAACCAGGCAAGATAATACGGTTATGGGTTTTACCGATCATAGCGAAAATATAACTTTTGATAGCGTGTTATATAAGGCAGCTACCGGCTTTACCCCCACCAGCATACAAAATAAAGCCGATTTTAGCGTTGATAATATGGAGCTGGAAGGGTTACTTGATAGTGCGGATATTACCGAAGCTGATATTATGGCCGGCAAGTATGATTTTGCGGCCGTAGAAGTGTTTGTTGTTAATTACACCGATAGCGACCAAGGGCGTATGATACTGAAAACCGGCCGCACCGGTGAATTATTTGTAAGTAAAAATCAATTCCATGCTGAATTACGCGGCCTGGCACAGCATTTATCGCAAACAGTAACAGAAGTATATAGCCCTAATTGTCGGGCAATACTTGGCGATAGTAAGTGTAAGGTGGCATTGGCCGGGTTTACAGCCAGCAGTAGCGTGACGGCCGTTACGGATAATTTAACATTTACGGCTTCCGGGCTTTCACAAGCTGACGGTTGGTTTACCGGCGGTGAGATACAATGGCTTACCGGTAATAATTCCGGTGCAAGAATGGAAATAAAAGAATTTGCCGCCGGTGTGGTGGTTCTAGCCTTACCTATGGCTGGCACTATCCAGGTGGGCGACACCTTCGATGCTATAGCCGGTTGTGATAAAACCCTGGATACGTGCGTAGCAAAATTTAGTAACGCTATTAATTTTCGCGGCGAGCCGCACGTTCCGGGCATGGATAAATTACTGGAAACAGGCAGCACTATAGAGCGGTAAAGTATGTATAACAAACAGGATATTGTAGCAGAGGCGCGTAAATGGCTGGGTACCAATTTTCACCACCAGGGGCGTATTAAGAAATGCAGTACAAATAAAGGCGGTTGCGATTGTATAGGGTTGGTTATTGGCATTATACGCGATTTAGAATTGCCAAGTAC